GAATTACCAAAATCAAATTTACCTCCCGGTGTGTTCATTAAATGTATTGCTTTCTTCCCTCCCGGTAATGCAGTGATTCTATATGTTAAATCTCCCGCAATAATTCTTCTTTGAATATTAATTTCTTGCATTCTTAATAACATATCAAATGCTGGCATCATAAAATATGATCCTGACATATTACCAAGTTGAGCGTATCCCGCAGGGCCTGAAATACCACCTCCAGCAATACCACCAAATGTCCAAGGATCAAATAACATATTATTTAACTCTGCCGGTGTAAACCATAATAATTCATTAATTTCTCTGTTTGCGGGTATCTCATATATTTGTTGATTTGGAACCAACTGAATATAGTCTTTCTTTAATTCCCATTCTCCACCTGCCTGTAAACCAACAATTTTGGAATACGCATATGTGTATCTTGTTTCATAATCCAAGCTTTTAGATACGAACGCTCTTGCAACAGATTGCGTGTCAACGTTTAAGTTATATAAACTTGTCCATTGAGATTCAATCAACCAATCGTGAACATATTGAGAATACTGATCAATTGAAAACTCCAATAATGTATCCATTTGTTCATCCTCCAATTCTACACCCCTCAATGGTGCTCCTAATAAATGTCTGATTTTTTTATATAAGTCAGATCTTTCTGGTTCTGGTATTATAGACATAATAAATGTTTTTATATAAATATCCAACTAAATAAAAACTAATTATTTGTGGGTTAAATTATAAGGTTTCCTCCGACTGTTATTTTTATAACATACGAGACACAAATGGCGTGCCCCCCCCCCTTTAAATTATAGGTCTCTTCCAACCATTTTAAAGCCGCGGTACACAATTTTAGGAGGTGTGAACCCATTTAAATTATAGGTCTCTTCCAACCATA